GCAAACTCGTATTAGAACAACGAGCAAGATTAGAGAAGGCAACTCTTGATTCTCTTCAATCACTTCTCGGTGGTCGCGCTAACTCTTCTAATCTTGTTTTCGATACTCGTTCAACTCGTAATCAGAATGGTATTTACATGGAAGTAAATACTGTTCGACTCGATTTGGATTTGGCGCAAATACTTATCGAGAAGTGCCTAGAAGCGAAAGAGGTGTTGGGCTCATGACAACTGAAACAATCACACCGGAGATTGGGGCAACTCAATCTCCGGCTAATCCAAATGTTCGTAATGAATCTTTCTATTTGGAAAGATTCAAGAACGCTGTTCAAGACAGAGGCTATGTAAATGGTCGAATGATTGACGAAGACTTCTATTGTGAAATCTACAAGGGCTTCGCAATAGTTACTTGGAAACAAGAATGGAAACACCCAAACAACGGAACTCGAATCGTGTTCAGTAACTATGTGTGGGAAGTTGGCGGTGTATTCGACCACTTAGGTTCTCTTGGTTGGATTGCTCAGGGTTGTGTCACTACCGGATACAACGCTGATACAAAAGAGAAGGCATTAAAGAAGTCTAAAAAGAAAGTTGATTTACTCGCTGAGATTTATTCACACAAAGGCGAACTAATTGCTCTCTCTCAGACTTATTTGAGTCGTGGCAGAAGCACTTACGCAACTCCGGTCTATAACGCTCTGATTGGTGATGTTGTTGCCATTCGTGCGTTTGGCAGAACACGACTTGGAAAAGTTGTGAAGTTAGTTGGTAGTCGCTTCGTAGTTGCTTACATGACTCCAAGTAACACACATGATGTTCATTACAAAACACTTCCCCTATCTCAACTCTATCCAAAGGATTAACAATGGCTACCAAACTAACTCGTAGAGGTTGGATTGTTCTCGTAATCATTCCGGCAATCTTGATAACAATTCTTATGTCATGGGCTACTCGTGATGTCTGTTATGTAGGTGACAAGCCTTATGCGAACTCGCTCGGTTACGGCTCATGTCAAAAGTTGATAGATGAGGCGGTGAATAAATGATTATTACAATCTTTGTATTGACACTAATAGCGACTCTTATCGGGGTCGCTATTGGTAATTCACTTCCAATGATTGAGGGAGAGAATGACTAAAACAAAAGTGTGTAGTCATTGTAAAAAAACAAAACCATTGACCGCATACAACAAGAAGCGTTCTAATCGTGGCTTACTTGGTAACACACAACCTTATTGCCGACCCTGCCAAAGCGAACGACAAAAGGTTTATTACCGGAAGAACACTCGCGCACAATTAGAGCGAATGTATAAGAACCGAAGAAGGCGTAAGAAAGAGATTCACGAGTTCTTAGCCAACTACTTTAAGAAGAACACTTGTGTTGATTGCGCTAAAAAGAAACTTCGCATTAAGAAGTTACTTCAAGGCAAAGTTCCTAATTCAACAATCGCCCAAGTAATTAAACTTACTGATTCAGACATTCGTTCGCTGACCTTCGACCACCTACACACTAGGGGCGAGAAGGAACACACAATCGCTGACATGATTCGTGACATACAACCATTACACAGAATTAAAAAGGAAATAAAAAAGTGTGTAGTGCGTTGCCATAATTGCCATGATGTAATAACTGTGAAGCGTTCTCGTAATTGGAGATACCACGCTTACAGACAACTAACTAAATAAACAAATGTATCGAGTGAGGGTTAAAGCGATTGACCTTGTTGGGTTCTTCATTCCCCGACAACCATTCAACGCTAAGAGCAATCAAGACCTTTCATGGGGCTTCATAACTCCTTTCGACCATGAAAGCGAGTTGTATCTGCCCTCACTTGATTCCAAACAGGAAGGAGAAACAAATGCCTAATTGGTGTTACAACTATTTACAAATAAATGTTGAAAACAATAAACAATTAGAACAAGTTATTCAGGGCATTACAAACAATTCAGAACAACAATTCGACTTCAATCGCGTTATTCCAATGCCGGAAGAATTAGAATCTACAAAAGCACCTAACAAAGAAAACCCTCTTGAACTAATTACTAAGTATGGGTTCTCTGATTGGTATGAGTGGAGAGTCTTTAATTGGGGAACTAAGTGGAACGCTTCCGAAGTTGAAATGACTCTTGAACCAACGGCGATACAGATTCGATTTCATACCGCTTGGTCACCGCCAACTCCGGTAATTAAAAAGATTGCCGAGAAGTTTCCATTCGCTTCAATAACTCTTAATTGGGAAGAAGAGAGTGGCTATTACGGCGAATCGGGATACACAAATGGCGAAATGGATTATGAGAGTGACGGCGAAATAGATTGCGCTTACCGGATTAAGAATTGGGGAGATTGTCACTCTGATTGTGAAAACTGTGGTGAGTGTGATTGTGAAGTTTGCGATTGCCCTAATCGCGCATTACAAACAATTTGTGAATCTTGTAATTCAGGAGAACACGCTATAAGTGAAAGGAAAGATGATGAAGAAAGTCAGACCGCTACGGAATCTGCCCTCAGCACAACCGAAGAGAGCAACTAACAATCCGGTGTTCAATCTAAAAGTGCCGACACCTCGTGACATAGATAAAACGCCATGCCAACAGAACGACCCTGAGATTTGGTTTCCAAGTGGGGAGAATCTTCCGGAAGATACCGAGAAGATTAAAACCGCAAAGTCACTATGCGCTCAATGTCATGAAGTAACTAAGTGTCTTTCTTTCGCAGTAACGAATCGTATTCGTTATGGGATTTGGGGTGGCACTACTGAATTAGAACGCTGGTCTTTAATTCGTAAAGAAGAAAGGAATAAAAACAAATGTTGAGATACAAAGCGATTGTAGAAGTTGTTACTAAACACTCTGTAATTGTCCATGCGCTCTCCGAAGAAGAAGCGTATGAAGAGTTAGATACAAATGGTGACTTATACACAGAAGACAACGCCGTTGATTGTTCATGGACAGTTGTTAATGTAGAAAGTGACGGAATCTAATGAGCCGACCTATCGGAAGTAAATGTTGTGATTCAACTGTCGAAGGTGGATACGACCCAATTCGTAAAGATGAGGTATTCACTTGTGACGAATGTGGAGAAGAGTGTGAGGTTGTCTAATGAACTGTTGCGAAACTTGTTCTTCTTATGGTGTCCAAACAGTTGCTATCAGCATTAACAATCAAAATACAAATGTTTGCTTTGTTTGTTTAGAAGAATGGGAAGAACAAAATCCCGACAATCGCTTATGCGAAATCTGTAATAAGAAACCGCCACGCAGTTCTGAAAGTAAATACTGTCAGGAATGTCGTGATTGGTTTAAGAGAAGTTAGGAGAACTTGTGGTTAATACATTCCTGCCTTATCCGGACTTTGTTAAATCGGCTAAGGCTCTTGATTACAAACGACTTGGTAAGCAACGAGTAGAAGCGTGGCAGATACTTCGTGCGCTTCGTGGCGAAACAAAAGGTTGGCGCAATCACCCTGCCACTAACTTGTGGCGCGGTCACGAGAAGTTACTTTGTGAATACGGAATCGCAATCTGTGATGAATGGATTGCTCGTGGTTACAACGACACAATGCGTGAAAGATTTATCGCGTTACATTCTTTGCTTCCGGATTGTGAAGTGCCTAGTTGGTTTGGAAGTGGCTTCTTCCACACTTCGCACATGAGCAATCTAAAACGCAAAGACCCGACTTACTATCAGTTCAATGTCGCTGACAATCTTCCTTATGTTTGGTTCAACAATGAAACTAAGGAACTCTATGTAAAGGAATCAAAGTGATGAGTGAGAAAACAGAATGGCTAACAAACGACCAAGTAAGCGAGTTGTTAGGGTTGAAGTATTCAACTCTTTACACTTATCGAAAACGAAACACCCTTCCCGAACCCGATACATACATTGGAAGAACTCCGGTGTGGAAAAGAAAAACAATCGAAGAGTGGCAACTCAATCGAAAACAAAATGAAATTGAATTGGTTGATGAAACTGATTCAGTAACTAACACATAGCGGAATTGCGAACTCTCTTCTAAGTCACTTAGTCACTATGTGAGCCCTCATTCTCAATCGGGAATGGGGGCTTTTTCATGCCCTCTAAGTTACTCACGAGTAGAGGGGGCTTGCGATTTGCGCTACAAGTTACCGACCCCTACCCTTCAGTAACTTACTCATGAGTAGGTTACTCGTCAGTAGAGGGGGCTTTATGGCGTATGTCGTTCAGCGTGGGTCACGCTTCACAGGCTATTACCGGAAGGGCTCTAAACGCCTCTCTGCCGGAACTTGGGGCTCGTTCAAGGAAGCGCAGTATCACGCACTAAGGCTAGAGAATGGGGGCTCTGAGGGGCTCTCTAGGGCTAATTTGACCCTATCTGAGTATGCCGAGAAATGGCTTCTAAGGGCGGAATTACTACCTATCACGAAGAAGGGGTATGAATCCCTATGGAAGAGGTATCTAGCCCCTCAAATCGGCTCTAAACGCGTTTCTGAGGTATCCACGCTTGAAGTCCGAGAACTCTTGGGCGAATTGAAGGCTCAGGGGGTCGGGAACGCCACAATCGCCCAAATCAGGGCAATCTTGGGCTCTCTGTATAAATGGCTCATAAGCCAGCAAATCACCCAAACCAACCCAACTCAGGGCATTAGGGTCAAGGTGGGCAAATCGGACATCTCGAATGTGGTCGAGCCCGAAGAGTTCCGGAAGATAGTCCGTCATCTCCCGTCAGAAGGTGCGAAGTTACTTGCGAAGTTCCTAGTTGCTTCGGGCGCACGCTTCGGTGAAGCAACGGAGATTCGATTAAAAGATTTTAATTTCAATACAAAAGAAGTTTTTATTCAGAGGCGTGTAAGTGAGTTGGGCAAGAAGCGTAACAACGGAGAAAGATTCCTGGTTGTAGATGGCACTAAGTCAGGTTACAAGCGGTCAGTTGTGTTGCCGGAAGCCCTAATACAAGAGATTCAAGCGTATGTCAGGCTAAATCGCATAGGGAAAGAAGACCTATTGTTTGAGAAAAGCAAAGTCATACCAAAAGATAAACTAACTAGTTCTCGTGGCACAGAAAAGTCTTCACGACCATTCGTGAAAGACGGAAAACTGTTCCAACATGGCACGCTCAGGGCTTACGCAAGTGGGTCTTGTAGGTGTGACGATTGTAAAGCGATAGTTCGAGAGTATCGAAGGTCGCAAAGAGCAAAGTCATACCAAAAGGGTGAGGTCATACTTGATGAACCGAGTCACCTGCCACGAGATACATGGAGAACCATTTGGAACAAAGCAATAGCCAAATCAGGAATGGGTTGGAGTCCAAGAACTCACGACTTACGGCATGCGAACGCAACGCAGTTGTTAAAGAACGGCGTTGATGTCCATGAAGTAAAGGAGAGATTGGGTCATCAATCCATAAAAACTACCGAACGCTATCTACACCGCGTTCGACACCAGAAGTCAAAGGCGAGTGAAGTTGTCAATGACTTTCTGGGCTAGGAGAACTGATGAAACTAGAAACACAAAATCGGCTAGTAGTGCTGGCCTTATCAACCGCCTTCATTTCGGGGGCGTTTGGAATAGGTCGAGTAACTCCGGCATTTAGTCCGTCTAAAGCCGAAGCAGAAGTGCTAGTAGTCGAGCAAAAGTCCAGCGACAAGTTGCTTGCCAAGTTTGAGAACTCACACAAGTTGAGTGACCTAGAACTAATAGCCCTACTGAAAGCAGTAGGCTTCGAAGGCAAAGCATTACGAGAAGCATGGGCAGTTGCGAAAAAGGAATCAACAGGAAGACCGCTCGCACATAATGGGAACGCCAGCACAGGCGACAACTCATACGGCTTGTTTCAAATAAACATGTTAGGAGAGTTGGGTGTGGATAGACGAGCGAAGTTTGGATTGGATTCCAATGCCGAACTGCTAAATCCTGTGGTTAATGCTCAAATCGCTTATCACATGAGCGATGGGGGCAGTAATTGGAGTGCGTGGAAGGGAATCACACCTCGAACCAAAGAATGGCTAGAGAAGTTCCCGGAAAGCAAGCCAAAGCCAAAGCAATAGCAAAAGGCAAAGGCAAGAACTACATAGGTAAAGCAATAGGTAAAGGCTTAGAAAGCAAAGTCATACCAAAAGCAATACCAAAAGAGAAAGCCCCCTTAATTGGGGGCTTTTTCCATAGTGCTTGCTATGTGTTTGAGATTAACTTTATCTCACATGCGTCGGTAGTGCAATACGCCTCACCGATGGCGTCTGCTGCTAATCCAGCATAAACGCCACTGAAATCAATTGGGAAGATATCCATTCGTGCCTCTTCGTAATACTCTTCAGTAATTTGTGTATAAGGCATCTGCGGATAGACATGATTACCGCTTGGCAAAAAGGATACGGTCTTGAGTTGACCGTCATACATATGCAAAGCCGTACCAATAGCCGAAGCCTCTTTCTCAGGGTCAAAACTGATAGTCACACTTACAGAGTTATCTGACCAATATCTTTGTGCAGTAGCAGCAAGAGCCATCTTCTCGTAAATACTTACATCTTTTTCAGAACGTATAGCGTTAGACTTTACAGGGAAGAAGACAACAGAAGTCGTATCAGGAGATTCATTTGCAGGCTCGACTTTATAGTTCGCCATCTTGAATAGCGGAAGCATAGGGTCGTTGTTAGCGAAGCGAATGGCACGCAAGAAATACTTTCCACCAACTGACCAGTGAACTCCGGGAGATTCACCAGCAAGAATAGACACTGTTCCACTTGGCTTCACAGTTGTGGTCTTAATTGATTCACGAATACCAAGCCACTCCGAGTATGCCTTGTCATAACCTTGAATAACTTGATAGCCAGCGTCCATCCACTCACGCAATACAGGCAAGCCCTTTGTATCTGCAAAGTTTGCAACGCCAGATATTGAAGTTCCAATACGGCGATTGCGCTGCATGATTGCATTTGTCTCTTCCCAGTGAGTAGGAAGAAGCGTTACAGTCTTTGCATAGAGGTATGCAAACTTTAGAGTGCGCTTGAAGTCTTCAAGGTCAGTGTGGTTGTTCAAATAAGTCTCAACCAAAGTGCAGCACTCAAACGACTCTAATGACTGCTCTGCACATGGGTTATAGCCAGCCACACGCCAATCTTTATTATTGATTGGGTCAGCAAGGCGACCATACTTACGAGAGACATCCATCCAAATCACACCAGGCTCACCGTTGCGGGCGATGCCGTCAATGATTGGAGTCAAGTCTTGACCAACAGATACTTCAACAGAGTTGTTTGACATCCAGCCATGAGCCATGCGCTCAGGGTTCTTCTCATAGTTCTTTAAGTTGAGAAACTCTTCATCTTCAATGCGACCCATGAGCAATTCAGCAGAACGGCGTACGTTGCCAGACACAACACAAACACCAATCATGTTGCCAATGTCGGCAATGTCTCTGCGAGTTAACTTCTGACCAGCACGACCAGCAAACATTCCACGAATCAAGTCATGTAACTTAATTAGTGGGTCTGGTCCTGCTGCTGTTCCTCCAAACGTTTTGATTGGTTCGCCTGCTGGACGGATTGCTTCATAATTGAATATTGGATTCTTCGAATCTGGTCGTAGGTAGGCATTGATGAGGGCGGCTGTTGATTCGACCCAACCCTCTCTGGTGTCTGGGATGTCATAGGGCTGTTCTCCTTGTGGTGCGTAGATTGCAAAGTCTTTGTCTGCGCCTTTATCATCAAAGCCAACACCAACACCAAGCATTGAGGCTTCCATCAAGAAAGCAAAAGGCTTTGCTGGGTCTGTCTTTGTCATTGAACCAGTTGATACGAAAGCGCAATTCTGTAGTGCTGCTGAATTACGTTGGACGTTTACAAGAGGTGTGCCCATGACCCATAGACCACGTCCGGGTGGCGTCCACTTCAAATTGAAGAGACGGTCAAAGGCCTCCTTTGCTGAGGCTGCTGCTTTGGCATCAGACCAAGGAAGACGCTGACT